CTTGACGCATTGGGCTGGTATCACGAACGCAAGGACGAGGCGCGCAACATTGGCCTTGGTCCGCAACATGACTGGGCATCGCACGGCGCTGATGCATTCGGCCTGATGTGTGTGGCCTATGAAGCTCCCGAGGATCATCAGGAGCGCCGCGAGCGTCGCCGCTCTGCGGGCTGGATGGGCGCTTAACTGGCATGAACGCATTGGTCCCTTACAGCGCTGGCGACAAGCCGGGCGAGGCAGAGCCGCGCGTGAAGGGCAAGGACTGGCCTGAGATTCATTCTCAGGCAATGGAGGAATACGAGCGCGATTACGAGAAAGAGCGCCGCAACATTGCCGAGGCCTACAGCGATCTCCGCTTCCGCCGGGGCGAACTCGAGGACCAGTGGGATTCGGTCGCTCTTGCCCAGCGCAAGGGCCGCCCGACGCACGTCATCAACGAGATTCCGCAGTTCGTTCGCCAGATCACAGGCGATCAGCGCCAGTCCAAGCCGAGCATCAAGGTCGTTCCTGTCGATGACAATGCCGATCCGGATACGGCGGAAGTTCTCGCTGGCATTGTTCGCTATATCGAAAACCGCTCCTACGCGCAGTATGTTTACACGTCGGCGGCTGACAGCCAGGTTGCCTGCGGCATTGGTCACTGGCGCATAAACACCGAATACGCAAGTTCCACCACGTTCAATCAGGAGATTCGGATTGCTGGCGTGGACGATGGCGTATCTGTTCTGTGGGACGCTGACGCTACGCTGCCGACGCGGGAAGACGCAAACCGTTGCTTCGTTCCAAACGATATGTCGCTTGCGAAGTTCAAGGCAAGCTGGCCAGACGCGAAGGCGGACGGGTTTGAAATCCGTTCGGAGGCCGCATTCACCAACTGGCACGGCGACGATTACATCCGCGTCGTTGAGTATTGGAAAAAGAAGCCGATCAAGCGCTCGCTTGTTCTCATGCCAGACGGCGCGATCGAGGATGTGACGGCCCAGACTGATGGGTTCGGCAAGGCGCAGCTTGCGGCTGCGCATGAATACTACGCTGCTATTGGCGCTCGCTTCGAGCAACGGGACGGCTTCAAGATTTGCCGATACCTGATGACCAGCGCGGAAATCCTGGAGGAAACGGACTGGCCCGGCCTGCACATCCCGATTGTTCCGGTGATCGGGGAGGAAGTGCGGATCGGCCGTGACGTGTATCGTCATGGCATCGTGCGCTACATGAAAGAGCCACAGCGCATGGCGAACTATTACGCCTCCGCCGAGACGGAAGTTATCGCGCTGCAGCCCAAGGCTCCATGGATCGGCACGCGCAAGAATTTCGAGAAAGACTACGACCTCTGGGACACGGCGAATACGGAGAATCATCCGTTCCTGCAGTTCACGCCTGATGCGTCTAACCCTGCTGGACCACAGCGTGTTCAGCCTCCGGTAGCGTCACAGGCCATCATCGCCGGGCGTCAGAAGGCGTCTGACATGATGCGCGCTGTCGTTGGCATCTATGACGCATCGCTCGGGGCTAGGTCCAATGAGACGAGCGGCGTTGCTATCCGAGCGAGAGACGCGCAGGGCGATACCGGAACGTATGTGTATCATGCCAACTTCGCACTGGCGATCCAGCGCACCGGGCAAATCCTGGTCGATCTCGCGCCCCATATTTACGACACCGAGCGCACCATGCGGATCATTGGTGACGACGGGAAGCCGAGCACGACCAAGATCAACCATGCCGTCATGAAGAGCGGCGAAGAGGTTGTCCAGAATGACATCACGGTCGGCTCTTATGACGTGATGACGATGGAAGGCCCAAGCTACGCGACCCGTCGCGACGAAGCGCGCGACGGACTGACCGAGTTTATCCGCGCATTCCCGGCTGCCGCGCCTGTGCTTGGCGACGTGTACGCGAAGATGCAGAACTGGCCTGACGCCGACAAGATCGGGGAGCGGCTAGAGGAACTTTTGCCTGCACCGATCAAGGCCAAGCTGAAGCAAGAGCGCAAGGACCCGAACGCGCCGCCTGAGCCGCCAACGCCGGAAGAACAGCAAGCAGCAGAAGAGGGGCAGATCAAGCAGGCTGTCACGAAGCTGGAGCTTGAGGGTAAGAGCCTCGATAACGACAAGAAGCGCGCCGAGATCGCAAAGACCATGAAGGAGGTTCAGGCCCCGGCTGAGGGCGCTGCGCCGAACGGATATGATGATGCCCTGCAGGCCATCGAGATTGAGGCCAAGCACGACGATCTGTTGACCAAGCGCCGCCTGAACGAGCTAACCATCCAGATTAAGGAGGCCGAGCTTGCCAAGGCTCGTATCGGTCTGGTCGCCTCCGGCGAGAAGCACGTGCTTGACGTTGCCAAGAGCGAGCAATCGCTTTCGCACGCTGAGGATGGTCACAGTGCGCGCATGAGCAGCGCCGCACAGAACATGGCGCATAGCGAAGAGCGCCAAGAGTTACAGCGCCAAGGAGCGCAATCCGAATCCGCATGATGACTGGCGCATGAGGCGCTGGACGCTGCGTAGATAGCCGCCTTCGGGTGGCATTTTTGTTGGGCCAAACAAAATGACTGACGAACCCAAGCTGGCGGCGACGCCGGGCGATGAAATTGCACCTAAGGAAGCTGTATTCGAGCCGGAAAGTCTAGACCCTCCGAAAGAGGGCCAGGTAGCCGAGACCGAAGAGGTCAAGGCGGAAGACAACGGCGAAGAAACCGCAGAGGGCGACAAGCCCGCCAAGGTCCCCGGATCGCGCCGGGAAAAGATCAAGAACGAAATTCTGCGTCGCGAGAATGCAGAACTGCAGCGGCGAGTTGAGGAGGCCGAACGCCGGTTAAAGCCGGTTGGTGAACAGGCAGAGTCCGACAAGGAGCCGCAAGAGGCCGACTTTAACGGCGACTACTTCGCATTTGAACGAGCAAAGACCGCTTACGAGGTCCGCAAGGTCGTTCGCGAAGAGAACCAGCGCCTAGAAGCCGGGAAGCGTTCCAGTGAGCAGGCGGATGAATGGCGAGAACACGTCACCGCTCACGAAGAGCGCATTGAGGAAGCGCGCGACGTTATCACTGACTTTGACGAGGTGATGGCGACGGCCAAGGACATCCGGATCAATCCGGAGGTCGGCAAGGAAATCTTGCTGTCCGAAAAGAGCGCGCTGCTTTCGTATTATCTCGCCAAAAACCCAGACAAAGCGCTTGCGCTGAACGGGATGACAGGTCGCGAGCTGGCCCGAGAGATTGGCCGGTTGGAAGGCTCTGTTCGTATGCCCGCAGCCAAGAAGCAGACCGCAGCTCCCGCACCGATCACCAACATCAAGGGCGGCGCAGCCCCGTCATTCGATCCATCGGCGTCTTCGATGGAGGAATACGTGGCCAAACGCACAGCCGGTTGGAGCGGCTAGGAGCATCCACAATCCGATTGCCCGTCGTGATGACGCGCATTCCCCGAGCGGCACGCAGTGATGCGCCCCGCCTGAAGGAGCTTTAATATGGCTACCAATACCACTCTGACGGCTGACATCATCGCAAAAGAAGCGTTGATGCATCTCGACAACAACCTCGTGTTCGCGAAGCAGGTATTTCGCGGTTACGAAAATGACTTCGCCAAGAAGGTCAACGGGTATGAGGTGGGCGAAACCATCTCGATCCGCCGCCCGACCGACTTCACGGTGCGCACCAACGCCACCATGTCCACGCAGGACGTGACCGAAGGCAAGGTTGCGCTGACGGTCAACCAGCGCCGTGGCGTGGACTTCGAGTTCACCTCTCAGGACCTGACTCTCAAGATCGGTGAGCTTGGCGAGCGCGTTATCAAGCCCGCCATGATCCAGATTGCAAACTCGGTCGATACGTTCGTGGCTGGCCTTTACTCCAGCGTTCCGAATTGGGTCGGCACCTCCGGTCAGGTCGTGAACTCGTTCGCTGACTTCGCCAAGGCCCCCGAGCGTTTGGACGAAATGGCGGTCCCCCGTGACACCCGTTCTGCGATCCTGTCGCCTGCGGATCATTGGGCGTTGCTCGGCTCGCAGACCAGCCTTTACATGCAGGACGTTGCCAAGGGTGCCTATCGCAAGGGCTCGCTCGGTGACATCGGCGGCGTAGATACGTTCATGTCGCAGAACGTGCTCACCCACACGGCTGGCACCCGCACGAACGCGCTGATCGATCAGTCGCTGACCACCTCGACCACGACCTACAGTTCGGTCAAGGACACCATGGTGCAAACCATCCACATGGATGGCCTCGGCACGACCAAGACCATCAAGAAGGGTGACGTGTTCACCATTGCTGATGTGTACGCGGTCAACCCGGTCACCAAGGCGGCGCTGCCGTTCAACAAGCAGTTCGTTGTCGTGTCTGACGTGTCCTCGGACGCGGTTACGACCGGCGACGCTGACATTGTGATCTCGCCTCCGCTGATTTGGACCGGCGCATTCCAGAACGTCGCTGTG